AAAATAATAACGGTCAATCAGATGTATTCATAGTTAAATCCAATACTCTGGCTCATGATTCCGCTCTTGTGGATTATAGAGAATATACATTCTCTATCGATAACCTGCCTTCGTTTAAAACTTATAGAGTAAAACTAAATCTAACATCTAGGAATCAATGTTATGTTCCTAGGATTAAGGACTTGAGAGTAATCGCTTTAGCTTAATATGGATTTCTACGAACTAGATGGAAATAAGGATCTCGCAAGAGATCCTGAAACCAATGCAATCATCAATGTAAATGGTTTAGATTATTCTCAATATCTTTCTACTAAAAGTATTAAGAATGAAAAGAATCAAAAAATACATACAATGGAGCAAGACCTTGCTAATGTGAAAGGTGAACTTAATGAAATTAAATCTTTACTAAAGGAGTTATTACATGGATCCAGATAGCATCGAACTAAGTAACTTATCAAAACAGTTTGCATACACTAAAGTAGCATCAGAGATAGATAGTTGTGATAATCGTGATGAATTAAAGAATATTGCAAAGTCTTTTTGCAAACTTTATTATAAGCAGCAAGAAACCATGAAACTAATAGGAATAGTAGATGGCAACTAAAAATATTACTTTTGACCCCGACTCTGGTGTTCCATATGGAGTAAACCTGACTATTCAAGGCGGTTCAGATTTTAATGCAAATCTAAACATTTATACAACGTCAAACTCGGCATTTGATCTTACTGGATATACTGGATCAGCAGCAATGTCTAAAAGCGTTGCCGTTGGAGCAACACTTGGGATTACAACATCCTTTACTGTTGGTTTCACTAGTGCATATGATGGTAAAATGAAACTCTCACTTGGATCTACATCGACTAGAAGTTTGAATGAAGGTAGATATGTATATGACGTAATTGTTGCTGCAGGAGGAACTTTTTATTCTCTTGCTAATGGTAATATATATGTTTATAACCCAGTATCAGCAGCACCCTAAATACACTTAGGAAACTTGTGGAATAAATGGCGCAACCAGCAAGTAGAGCAGATTTAATTAACTATTGTAAGAGGCAACTGGGAGCACCAGTGCTGGAGATTAATGTTGCTGATGAACAAATAGATGATCTAGTTGATGATGCCCTTCAACTATTTCACGAAAGGCATTTTGATGGGGTAGTTCAAACGTACTTAAAATATAAAATAACACAAGACGATATAGATAGAGGTAGAGCGAGAGGTGGTAGTAGCACTGCAGGAATTGTAACTACAACTGCAAGTTCTAATATTGATGGAGCTAGTGTAACATTTTCATACGAAGAAAATAGTAATTACATTCAAGTTCCGCCAGCAGTAATTGGTATCAATAAAGTTTTTAGGTTTGATAACAGCACAATATCCGGCGGAATGTTTAGTCTAAAATATCAGTTATTTTTAAATGACTTATATTTTTTCAATTCATTGGAAATGTTGTCATATGCAATGACAAAGACATATCTTTCTGACATTGATTTTCTGTTAAATACAGAAAAACAAATACGATTTAATCAGAGACAAGATAGATTATATTTGGATATTGATTGGGGTAATGTACAAAAAGACGAGTATATTATACTTGATTGTTGGAGACTTTTAGACCCAAATGATTTTGCAAGGGTTTATAATGATTCATTTCTAAAAAGATATCTTACTGCTTTAATAAAAAGACAGTGGGGTCAGAACTTAATTAAATTCCAAGGAGTAAAACTTCCAGGAGGAATTGAATTGAATGGTAGACAAATTTATGATGATGCCGAAAGGGAATTAGATAAGATTAAGGAGCAGATGTCTAATACTTATGAACTTCCACCTTTAGACATGATAGGATAAGATTATGCTCAATCCATATTTTACACAAGGTACTACTGGTGAGCAAAATCTTGTCCAAGATTTAATTAATGAACAGTTACGAACATATGGAGTAGATATATTTTATCTACCCAGAAAATATTTAACAGAAAATACTGTTATTAGAGAAGTTGTTCAATCTAAATTTGATATTGCTCTTCCTTTGGAGGCATACATCGATAACTACGATCAGTATTCTGGTGCGGGTAATATACTATCTAAGTTTGGCATTCAATCTCAAGATGAGGTGAGATTGATTATTTCAAGAGAAAGATTTGAAAATTACATAACTCCTTTAATCCAAGATCAATCAAACGTAAAGTTATCGACTAGACCTAAAGGAGGAGACCTTATTTGGTTCCCTCTTGATGACAGAATTTACGAAATTAAAGATATAGAATACGCTAAACCATATTATCAGTTACAAAACCTCTATGTTTATGAGTTGTATTGTGAACTCTTTAGACTTCAGGATGAGGTTATTGCGACTGGTATTGAAGATGTTGATAATAATTTAATTGGAGAAAATTATGATGGTTTAACTGATGATGGTATTAATACTATTCAAGGACCAACTCAAACACTTACTCTTGTAGGTTCTGCTTCCAGTGCTACAGCAACAGCAGCAATATTCAATGGTGGTGTAAGATTCTTTACTGTTACGAATAGAGGTGGTGGGTATAGTAGCATCCCTACAGTTGGCGTGTCTTCCGCTCCAGCAGGAGGAACGACTGCTGTAGGTATTGCTACCATGATTGGTGGTATTAATGTATGCAATTTAAATGTTAATCCTAAGGATAGGTCTGTTCAGGCAGTTAACGTCGTTAATTCGGGTGCAGGGTACACTACAGCACCATCTGTAACTTTTAGTGGCGGTGGGACTAACGGTGTCGGTGCTGCAGCGACATCAACTATCGGTGATGGTGTTGTTGGTATTATCACTGTTACTTCTGGTGGTGGTGGATATACAGAAAATCCAACTATTACTTTCACTGGAATATCTACAGTATCTGCTGCTGCCACAGCAATTGTTAGTGCTGCAGGCACTATTTCTGCAATTCATATTACTAATGCTGGTCTTGCGTATACTGTCGCCCCAACAATAACTATTTCTTCTCCTGGTACTGGCGGATCTGGAACTTTCTCCTTTAATGAAATAGTTACCGGATCAGTTAGCGGAACTACTGGTAGAGTTAGAGTTTGGAATGCTACAACTAATAACCTTGAACTCGGAGCTGTTGATGGAGAGTTTTCTATTGGAGAAAATATCGTTGGTTCTACATCAGGAGCTTCTTATGAACTTAGAGTTGTTGATGTTCAACCTGTTGATGATGGATTTGCCGATAATATTAATATTGAAACTGAAGCAGATTCCATATTAGACTTCTCAGAACAGAATCCTTTCGGCACCCCCTAAATAAAAACACACAATAGTGTCAGGATTTGTAGGATTAAACTATGTTTGAATATTTTTACAACGAAATATTGAGAAGAACCATCATATCTTTTGGTACACTTTTTAACAATATTTCAATTAAAAAGTCTGATTCTGACGACGATGTGTTTAGTGTTATCAAGGTTCCTCTTGCATATGGTCCTACTCAAAAATTTCTTGCAAGATTAGAGCAGTCTCCAGATTTAAACAAACCCTTTGCAATCACTTTGCCAAGGATGTCTTTTGAGTTTACTGGATTGACATATGATCCCGCTAGAAAAGTAACAACAACTCAAACCTTTACAGTTAAAGATCCTGATGATGGGTCCGAGACAAAAAAATCTTACATGCCAGTTCCATATAATATGGCATTTGAGTTGAGCATTATGGCAAAATTAAATGACGATGCACTTCAAATCGTAGAACAAATTTTACCATATTTTCAACCAGCATATAATTTATCTGTAGAATTAGTAGAAGCATTACAAGAAAAAAGAGATATTCCTGTAGTATTGGAAAATATTACAATGTCTGATGAATATGAGGGAGACTTTAGTTCTAGAAGAGTTCTTCTTTACACTTTAAGATTTACTGCAAAAACTTATATGTTTGGACCTTCTACCAAGGTTTCCAAAGATATCATCAAAAAGGCAACGGTCAGTTATCTTACAGGCAAAGATTCCTCAAGTGCATCTAGGGAGTATACTTACTCTGTTACACCTAGAGCAATCAAAAATTATACCGGAGACATTGAGACCACTCTTGCAGGAGATGTTACTGCTAAATCAATTTACATCGAAGTCGCTGATGCTAGTGGACTTGCTGCAGATACTTACATTAATATTGGTACTGAGGAACTTTATATCAAATCCATTAATGGCAATAAATTAACAGTTAGACGTGGACAAGATGATACAACAGCAGCAGTTCATGTTAATGGTGCAGATGTTAAGAAAATCACTCCTGCGGATAATGCACTTATTGAATCTGGTGATGACTTTGGTTTTGATGGTGCATTCTGATGGTTATGACAAAAAACTTCAACAAACTCAACGAGACTTTCGACACTTCAGACTCGGATGATGTTGTCCAACCAGAAGTAATCAGAGATAAAATTGAAAAGGTAAAAGAAGGTGTTGATGATATCAAAAAAGATTATGAATATACTAGAGGTAATCTTTACTCTATCATCGAGAAAGGACAAGAAGCATTAAATGGTGTTCTTGAACTTGCACAAGAAAGTGAAATGCCGAGGGCATATGAAGTCGCAGGTCAGTTAATTAAAAACGTTGCTGATGCTACAGATAAATTATTAGATCTTCAAAAGAAACTTAAAGACGTAGAAGCAGAGGATAAGATCAAAGGACCATCAACCGTCAACAATGCTTTATTTGTTGGATCTACTGCAGACTTGGCAAAAATGCTAAAAGATGGACTTAAAGAGGATCCTAAATAAATTGGAAGGGAGAGAAATCCCAAAGTATTAATGTACTAATAAGATGTCAAAGGATTTACCCTCATATGAGGATTTTGGTGGAGATGAAAGTCTCCCATCAATAGAAGATTATATTACAGAAGAGAACGCAGAGGAACTCCCTTCTGTAGAAGATTTTATTGAAGAAGAAGTAATAAGCGAAGAAACTGTTACCATAGAAGATGCTGATGGGAATGCGTTTGCAGAAGTAAAAGATATTATCCCACCATTTCCCGAATTAATTCGTCTGATTAATGATGTTAGAAAAGACATCCCAGACATTCCAGAAGTCAAATATTATGATAGAGAACTTGAAGATCTTGCAGAACAGATTTCTCAACTTCCAGAAGTCAAATATTATGATAGAGAAGTAGAAGCAATATGTAGTCAGATTGATCTTGTAAGAGAACAGATTAAAGATCTTCCAGAAGTCAAATATTATGATGAACAGGTAAACTCTATTGAAGACAGAATTGATAGTCTTCAAACTGATGTAGTTAACTTGCCAGAAGTAAAATATTATGATGCGGAGATTGAGGCAATTTGTGGGGCTATTGATGAGGTAAAAGCATCGATCCCAAAATTCCCAAAATGGGTTAATGAAATAAATGAAGTACCAGATTTTTCTTGGATAGGAAAAACTTTTAGTGTCATTGATGATGATTTTGTAAAGATCAATGATGCCATTAATACATTACAAGAAAGTGTTGTTATTGAGTTAAAGAAGGCATCTGAAGAAAATGAAGTTAAACACTTTGAAAACCGAGTACAGTTTGGCACTGAAGTAAAAGATCTTGATACTAAACTAGAGGAAGAAAAAGGTAAGATTTGGAAGGAGTTGAGATCTTCATCTATGAAGATCTGGGAATATCATAAAACATTCAAAGATGATGATCGTAAACTCAAGAAACAAATTCTTGGGGAATATAATACTCTTAAAGACAATCTCGACAAGAGACTTAAAGAAGTTAATGAATCCAGCGTAAAAACTGATGAGTTACTTCTGAACTATTTTACTGACTTAAAGGAACAGATTACCGGCATTCCAAAAGTCAAGTATTATGATGAAGATATTGATTATGTGAAGTCCGATATCAAAGGTCTAAGAAAGATTATTGAGGATATTAAGTCCGCCCAAAAACAACTGCAGGAAGAGCAAAAACTTTTAGCAGAAACTAATGTTCCTCTTGGAGAAGACCCCCCTAATACAAAAAATTCAGATCCCCTTACTCCTATTGATCAGAACTTTGTTACTCTAGATCAGTTACAACAACATTATAGAAGATTCGTAGAAAGGGTACAGTATCAACTTGGATCTATCGGTGGCGGTGGTGCAGGATTCATCAAAGATCTTGACGATGTAGACATTTCTGGATTGCAAGATGGATATATCCTAAAGTGGAATGATGCTACTAATAAGTGGAAAGTTGAGGATGGTGGTGGTGTTGGAGCTGGTGGAACCTGGGCATCCAATACAGTTGGTATTCATACTACGAAAAACGTTGGTATTGGAACCACAACTGCTAAGTCGGGTGTTGCACTATTCGTTGCAGGTGATATTGAAGCAACAAACGTCAACGTTGCTGGCACAATCACATATGAAGATGTAAAAAATGTTGATTCCCTTGGTATTGTTACCGCAAGAACTGGAATTGATGTTTTATCAGGCGGCATCAATGTAGTTGGTGTTTCTACGATTAGTACTGGTATTGGAACTGTCAATATTGGTGTAGGCAACACTACACTATTGGTTCAAGGTGATGCAAGAATAACAGGTATTCTTACGATTGGTCAGGGATCTATTACTTTAGATCCAACTGCTAGAAAAATTGAAGGTATTGATGAAATAATAATTGGTGCTGCAACTACTGTTAGAATTCATCAAGATTCTTCGGGAGAAATTGCTTTTAGTGATAGACAAGGAAAGCAAGCATCTGTTGGTATTGGTACAACAGTTTCCATCAATACCACAGGTATAATTACTGCAGCAACATTAAAAGCTTCTACTGCATTCTATCCACCATTGTATACAACAACTGCCAGAGATGCTGGATCTTTTTCGCAGGGTGCTATTATCTTCAATACAACATCATTAAAACTTGAGTTTTATGATGGAACATCCTGGCAGTCACTACCTGGTATGACTCTTGGTCTTACTGTGGCATTAGACGGATAATATCTTATAAATATCTCTATGAACTATTGCTAACATGAAGAAAAACGGTAAATGTCCTTCTGGACAATACTATTGCTACACCGATAAAAAGTGTAAACCAATCCCTCAGGGATTTAAGGCAGTAGGTCGTGCCGGATATCTCCGTAAGGAGAATGGTCATTCTGTAGATGATGATGAGAATAAGAATGGTAATGGTTCAAATGGCAATGGTAATGGTAATGGTGGAGGAGTAAGTGAATCGAAAAGTGGTGATTCTTCTCTGCGTGACTGGTTTGGCAAGAGTAAGTCTAGTGATGGCAAGCCTGGTTGGGTTCAACTGGGTGGGAAATACGCTGGAAAACCTTGCGCCAAGCAACCAGGACAAACCACAAAACCAAAATGTGGTTCTAGTAAAATGAAACGTAATCTCTCCAAAGATGAGGAGCAAGCAGCATTTCGTAGAAAGAATGCAAAGGATCCAAATCCAGATAGAAAAGGGAAGGCAATTAACGTGAAGACTGAAGAAACTAAAAAAGACCATGAGTTTTCCATGGCACGTTCTGAAATAAAAACTATTAAGAATGCTGCATCAAGATTAGAGAAAAAAATGGGAAAGAAAGGAGAAGGTGAACTAAAAGCATGGGTCCAATCAAAAATCACAAAAGCAGCAGACTATATCGATACTGCAGCAGATTATGTGACCAATGAAGAATTTGTAACGCTACCTTTACAGATAGAAATTCCTAACAATATTAGAGATTTCAATCTAGGACTTATGTTCCGCGAAAGTCTGGATATCAATAGTGGAATGCTGTTC